CTAATTTGCATGAAACGCATTGCCGGAGTGTTTGTTGCGTTACAGCTCAAAGCTCGATGGAAGATGGATTCGACCGTCGGGATCAACATGATGGGCTTTGACGTGACAGAGTTCTTTAACTACATTGGAGGTGTAGGAGAGAACTACTTCGAAGGAGACTTCTCGGAATGGGATGGGCGTTTTGACGCTCAGACGATGAAAATGTGCATAGATATCGTGCACGCCTTTAATGAAGCGGTTGGTCTTTATGATCAATCATTTACCACCAGACGTGGTGCGTATACTATCCTTCATACAGCCGTGTTCCGATACCATGTGATGGGAGACGTGGTATATTTCATCTTCGTTTCCATGAATTCCGGGATTTTTGTAACATCAAGTTTCAACACTCTCGGTAATAGTTGCAGAACTCGGATGGTCTGGTATGAGATCGTCGATAAGGCAGTCAGCCAACAGTTTGCTGATATGCATGAGTTCGCGATGAAATCACGCGAAGATTTCTGCAATTATGGGCGCCCTTCTGCAAAAGAAACACAGGAGAGGAGACTAGCAGTGATGAGTGAAGGACCCGAAGAAGAACCATTGGATATGATAGAGTTCAATTCAATGACTAGCTTCGATGAGAACGTCCGTATTGGATGTAATGGTGATGACATTATTGGAGCGGTTTCAATCCGCGTCAAGCCATTCTTCAATTCTCCTGCTATAGCTAAAGTGTACTTAGCTAAAAATATATTGTACACTCCTCCTGAGAAACCACGGGACTTCTCGGGATATGAGGATGATGGGTTCCGCAAACTCGAACAAGTGCAATTCTTGAAATGTACTTTTCGAAGGGATGAAAATTTTCCGAATTTGATCCGCGCTATGATGGCTAAACGTACCATCGAGGATTTGCCAGCGTGGGTTCGAATGTCGCCGGACGATCGTTTAGCGTGTCAACAGAATATTTCTGACGCGCTTGCTTTCGCTTCACATCACGGCGAGGAATATTATTATTCCCTACTATCCAAGATACGCGAGAGGGGACTTATCCAAAATAAGATCGTAGTCCCAGTCGAGCTTTTCGAGGATCACCAAACTAAATTTTATAATGAGTGCGGGGTGTTTTACTAGAAATAGTGATTCACTTGGATACCAACCGTTTCCTGGTCTTTATGATTCATAACAAAGGAGGTACCTCACATTATATAATTTTAGTTCGATCTATACTAGGGTATCATAGAAATAATTCTGTCTTAGCGTAATGGCTGTGAGAGATTACGTATGTGGTATCTGAGGTTGTGTCTAGTGATCAAAGTTGAAAGGTTACGCATTACAACGACACGAATGAATAAATTGCAATCTGCTGCACTTGATGCAGGTGAACGCTTTTATTTGTTTTTGTTTGCCCAGAACAACTTTTTCTACTGCTTTTAAAGCAGGTGAAATAAATCAATAAAAA